AGAGGCCATAGCCCACTCTTTTACAGCGATTCTCGGTGTAAACTGTGTATTCACCTTACTTTCATAACAAGCGCGAGCAATGGGCTCTAAATCAATCCCTCTTTGCATACGCTCATTAGTATAGGATGGAAAATCAATGGTACATATTTTTTCTTCATATAGTTGTTTTGGTGTTTTCCATTTAGATGTCTGCATTATTATTGTGGAATCCGTTGCGGTAATGTGTAACTTGCGGAACGCCCTCCATTCGGGCGTCCCTTGTAAAGATCTAGGATCTTCTTGTGATAAATACATTAAACCACCGCTAATTGCATTTGTTTCATGGATATATCTTTTTTAACTTCTTCAATGTCTACTGGAAATCCAAGAGAGCTAAAAGTAGACCATTCACGAGAAAATGGGTCGTCATTTGTAAATAATGCTTCTAAATTACAAGGTCTTTCTTTAAACATCTCTACAATTGCAGGATCAATTGGTTTATGAGGTACTGGATTGACTGTATATTCTGTTTCCATGCCCTCACCCGATCTGATTATTTTAATATCATAAAAATAAGGAGCACCCCAATCGCTATCTTTAACAAGATTTTCTAAACTTTTTCTAATACTTGCTTGTGTTACGTGCATGATTTGAATTGCATCTTCTGCATAATTGTATGCAATAAATGACCAAAAATGTTTGATTGGCTTTTTCGGGTCAAATGGTCTTAATGGTTTTTCATTCATTCTGAATCTGATGGGTTTCTTTTCTATCCAATCTTCCCAACCAATAATTGGCTGAGATAAGATCCGAATTCTGTTCTCTCCATCTTGTAATTTTAAATAGTAGTTGTTTGCTTTTGGTGTTTCATAGTTTTCTGGTAAAAAGTTCATGTATTTTCCTTTATTTTTTTGTTTTTGCTCTATGAGCGTTATTTTTGTAATACTTTTTTAATTTCTTCAAATGCTTCAGGATGTCTAACACTCATGTTTATGCAGATGATTTCTAATGCAAATTGCAATTCAGATAACACCATTTGCTCTCTAAAATTTGATTGCATAGCTTTATATTTATTTTTTGATTTCTCCACGTAATCCGTAGCATATTTCCAACTTTTTTCCGTCTCTAACATTTAAATCTCCAATGTAATTTATTTTTTACTTATTTCAAATAAAATCTTTCCAACTCATCATCAAACAATCGAAACATCCGTTACATCCTGAGCAACCTATTGTTTCCATATAATCTTCATCACCCCCTTCAATTTCATCTAAATATATTTCGTATTCATGATCTAATGCTTCCATATTTACCTCATTAACTTGTCTAAATTATGACACACGTAATAATTTACATCAATACATTTTGTGACATTTATTAAAAAAATGACACATGTAAATACTTGACAAAAATCATTTTTTTAAATTAGTATTTGTAAAAAAACGGGGTTAATATGAATTTGCGAGTTTATTTAGCAACACAAAATTTGAAATTAAATGATTTTGCAGAAATGATGGATATTAGTAGAGGCTATGCTTCAGCATTATTAAATAATAAAATAAAACCAAGTAAAAAATTGTGTAAAAATGTCGAAAAATTGACAAATGGTGAAGTTAAACTTTTAGATGAATGTCATAAGTATGATGATAAAAATCAACAGGAGAAAAGCTAATAACATTTTTGGTTGATTTGTGGGTGGGAGTGTGTGAGTCATATGCATAATGATACTATTATCATTACATAGAAAACAAACATTCCCATCAATACTAATAAAAATAATATTTCGCACAAATCGCCAAAAATTTTACCCATAATTTCAACCATGTTTATTTTTGACTCTATCATGTAACCGAATATTTTAATAAATGTGGTTGAAATTTTTGTGTAAATAAATTTATATTAACGGAATGAATGAGAGTTTCGAAGATACGTACTTAAATTTTCCACCTATACACAGGTTGAAACAGGTCATAGACAAAACTTGTAGCATCTATTTATTTTTGTGGAAAAAAAAAGGCGTAAACAACTGTGTCAAAATGACATGGAAACAAGTGGATCTTTTTTACAATAAGAATAACTTTAGAACAGCTCTGAGAAACCTAAAACATAGAAGCGTTGTAGACTACACAGAGACAGAAAGTGGGGTTGTTGTAAAATTGATTCCATGAAAAAGCCACCCATAGAAAGTGGCCCAAAAGAGATTCAAATAATCTAGTTGTTTATGATTCCTCCATCGTAACATAGATATTTATTTTTTGTAAAAGGTAGAAATGAACATCGAAATAATAGATTTTTACCCCCTATACAGAGACGCTTACCAATACACTGGAACAATAAGACTACGAATTATTGATATTGGTATTGATTTGCTGGGGGTACATGTAAAGCGCACAAAAGACCGATGGTTTTTTAACATACCATTTAAAACTGGTGTAGATGACAAAGGTAATGCGGTTCAATATCCACTCATCTCCTTTGAGGATAAGAATAAACAAAGAGCTCTTGTTAATTCTATCCGTGAAAAAGCACCAGCTTTTATTGAAGAAAGGATAAAAGATCCACTAAAACCTATTATTTTTCTTGAAAAGAAACAACAGTTTAAGAAACAGCTTCCAAAAAAACCTGAAATAAAGCATAACTGTTCAAACGATTACAAACAGAACACTCAAAGTAAAATACTTAAGTGGACTAAAGCCGATGGGTTGAAGAAGAGATAACCAAGGATTAAACGAAAAAACCCACGGCGATTAACCCGTGGGTCATAACAAAAACACTTAACTCTACCTAGCAAGTAAGAGGTTTCTTGTTGTAGTATCACTATACATATCATGTGTATATATAATCAACAGATTTTCTCCTACTTAATTTAGAGTTAAATAAATATTTAACAGATTTAGGAGAAATTTATGACATTATTTAGAGTAGAACACAATAAAAATTTCACAGTAGTATGCAACTATATCACTAAGGATAAAAGACTATCTTGGAAAGCTAAAGGAATTTGGTTATATGCTTTTAGTCGCCCAAATGATTGGGTTTTCCATACAAATGATCTAATGAATCAATCAACAGACGGTAGGGATTCTGTAAGGGCTGGCTTAAAAGAGTTAGAAAATTGCGGCTATTTGAAAAGAGAAAGAAAAAGAAATGTTGGAAAATTTAATAACATTGAATGGGTTTTTCATGAAACTCCACAGAGTGATTTAAAAAACAAAGTACCACAGACGGAAAATCCGGCGCCGGTGAAACCGGCTTCGGAAAATCGCCCCCTAATAAATACTGATTCTTTAGTAAGTATTGAAAAAGAAAATAAAGAAACGACGACTACGTCGTCTAAAAGAAAAGAACCGCCGCCGTCGTTTTTTGGGGAAAATAGAATTAAGAAAGAAGCCCTTGAAAATTCTAAAAAAATTACTGATTATTGTATTAAGATAGGGTGGTCGGATAAAATCTCAGAAGATCTTGTTGTAGATTTAATAGTAAAACATGGATATGAATATGTAGCCGATCAATTTACATACGTAACCCAACAACATATGGAAGCATTAAAATCAGAAAAATCAAAAGATCCCACAGTGAAAAAGAAAAAACCTATAGATAAGCCGGATGTATATTTAAGAATTGCCTGTGAGAAAAATTATTTTAGATCTAATAAAGGAAGAAAGTAAGTGAACCATACGAAAAAATCGTACAGTTAAAGGAAAATGAGTGAAAAAACTAACATGGAACATACCATTGCGTACAGTGAGTGAAGGAAACAACACAGACCATTGGAGTGTGAAAGCTAAACGAGTGAGGATGCAGAAAAAGATAGTAAAAATAGCTATGGCAAAAGATATCAAAGAAGTTACACTTCCATGCAAAGTGTTACTTGTTAGGCTTTCTGAAAGGGAGCTCGACTTTGATAATTTTGTCTACTCGCTAAAAGCGATTAGGGATAGCATTTGTGAGTTATTGATACCAAACTTGGCACCTGGTAGGGCTGATGGTGATAAACGCATAGAAGTGGCCTATAAACAAGAAAAAGCAAAACGTACAACATTGAGGGTGGAAATTGAGTATGAGTGAGTGGATAAGTGTTAAAGATAGACTACCAGAAATAGACTGCGTTTGTGTTGTGTATAATTCAAGTAGACCATCTCAATACTACATATCTATTTATAATAAATTTTTTAATGAGTTTGGTGTATACACTATATCACATATAAAATTAGTAGATGGAATTTCATTCAATGCCACTCATTGGATGCCATTACCAAAATCACCCAATTAATAAAACACTTAAAAATTGTCTAGTGAGCATAGCTAACAAACAGCTTCCTGTTTCTCTTCAATAAAAAGACAGTCCCCCTTCCCATAAAGCCATACTTTTGTTTCTTTTGTAGCTTGTGTTTCTTTAAGAAACTCGTTTTCTTTTTGAATAGTCAAGCAAACTTTTCTTAAGATACCCATTTCAGCAAAGAGTTTCTTTTGAACTTTTCTAAGGCTCTCTTTTGTATCAGCTAATTCTTTCCGAATTTCTTCAAATTGTAACTCTTGTTCACTTTTGTTATCTAAATTTAATTCCATTTGTCTAATACTCATTTGTTTCACCGTGTAACAAGTTTCGGATACTCATGTTAAAAAATCAACTAAATAAAAATCTATAGGTGTGATATAAATTACAGCATGTGTAAAGAATGTGACTGTAGAGATAAGTTTTGTAAGTGTGGGGCTAAGTTAGAAAAAGTGTTAGCTGATGAACCATGGCATCCAGACTATTGGATATGTCCACATTGCGAATCTACTTATTGTAAGGAAAAAGATGGAAAAAAAGAGTAGCAAAATATCAGAACTTAAAAGAGATATAACATTAGCGATACGAGATTACGAATCACAGATGCCTTTGTACTTTATATTTAAAGAAGAGGGGGATCCACGTCAGTTTAAAATAACATTAGAGTTAATTGAACCTGATTTTTTCATAGACTCACGAGGAATCAAATGGATGAGAGTGAGGAATGATTAATGGTTTGGATATACCTAGAAGAATCAACGGATTATCTTTGTTCTCAGGAATTGGTGGAATTGATCTCGCACTCAGAAAATGGGTTAGACCCATCGCCTATTGCGAAATCGACCCCTATTGTCAAGGAGTGTTGCTATCTAGAATGGCACGAGGGGATATCGGGAATGCACCAATTTGGTCAGATATTCGACATTTGCATACTGGAGAAAAGAGTCGCCTTCCTTGTGGATATATTGACATCGTGTACGGAGGCTTTCCCTGTCAGGGGATTAGCGTTGCAGGACTTGGAAAGGGCTTGGAAGATGAGCGAAGCGGATTGTTTTTCGAGATCATGCGCTTGGCCAAAGAAATCCAATCCAAGTTCATATTCCTTGAAAATGTCCCAGCAATCACGACAAGAGGGGGACTTCAAGTCGTTAGAGAGATTGCCGAAATGGGGTATGATTGTCGATGGTGTATTATATCCGCTGCTTCCGTTGGAGCGTTGCATAGACGAGAAAGGTGGTTCTTATTGGCTCACTCCAAGCACAATGGAACATCTACCAGTGAGGACAGGGGAAGCGTTAGAGAACGCGCTTCACAGAGGGAAAACTCACAAGAGTCGGAGGAAGGTATCAGGCCGCTTGAACGAACAAGTGGCATATCCCCAAATGTGGCCAACACCAAGTGCCAGGGATTGGAAAGACAAGGGAACAGAACCGTCAGCACATGCACGCAAAAGCCCATGTCTTCCGGCAGCTGTCATGATGGCAACACCATGCGCGAGCCAAGCAAACAAACCTATAAGAGAGCCATCACCGAGCAGACAGAAGGGAGAACATGGAGAGGATCTACAGGACAGTATTGGCCGTTTGAATCCAGAGAGCATTGGCAAGAGGCTGTCAGTGGAGTTTGTCGAACTTCTGATGGGGTATCCTTCCAAGTGGACAGACTTAGAGGATTGGGTAATTCCGTTTGTCCTCAGCAAGTCGAAGAAGCGTTCAAAATCTTAATGGGTATAAAATAATGATAGATAAAAAGTTTTGTGAGTTAGATCATCCATTTCCAAATAAAGAATTACAATTGATTATGAAGCTGAATAAAGAACAAAAAATAGATATTGAAGACATTGCTTTGATATCTCAATTACTTCATAAATACTTAAATCTAAGAGCGGATGTTTTTCATGACTATTAACTGGCACATACAAACAATACCTATAAAAAACCTAAAGCCTCATCCAAAAAATCCACGATCTATCACAAAAGATCAGATGCAGCACTTAACTGATTTGATTGCTAAGTTTGGGTTAATAGACTTACCTATTGTTAATACAGACATGACAATAATTGGCGGCCATCAAAGGATCAAAATCCTCAAGAAACAGAAAGTCAAAGAAGTTCCTTGTTGGTTTCCAGATAGGGAGTTAACGGAAGATGAGGTTGAACACTTAATGATAGGCACCAATGTTGTGGGTGGCTCATGGGACTGGGATCAGCTCGCTAACGAATTTGATGTAGTTGATTTATTAAGCTGGGGATTTACAGAACAACAGTTAATGGGTATAACACAAGATGATGAAGAAGAAAAAGCTAAAGAAAAAGAAAAAACAGTAAAAATAACCACCTGCCCATCTTGCGGATGTGAGTTTTAATCTGTAACTTTTAGGTGAATGTGAAAGATAAAAATTGGATAAGTGTTGATGATGAACTTCCTTTCCAAAAATATAAAGTATTAGTTCAAAACGGACAGAAAAAACATGAAGCAACTTATTATAGAAAAAAATGGTTGGTAACTTATGAATTTTATAAATGTGGTTGTGAGTTCCTAGAATGTGACTGTGACATACAATATAAAATTTTTGAATTACACAAAGTAACTCATTGGTATAAATGTCCTGTAACTTATCCAAAGGTTCCTAAAAAAGATTTTAAAAAATATTTAGATAGATGCGAACGTTATAAACGTCAAATTTATTGCTACTCATTTAACTGCGGTACATGTGATAAAAGAAAAGGTGAATGTAGGTGTGATGATTATTTCTCAGTTTGTAAAAACGAAAAAGTAGCGTGTGTATGTAAAAAAGGAGAAATTAAGGAGAAATTAATGATACCAGCAGTAGAGATACTAGATGATGGAGTGAATATACCTATCTATGGGACTAATGATTATTGTTTTATTGAATGGAAAGAAGATGATACTTATGAGGATGCTTTAATTAGAGCTCAAGGCGACGATAGAAAGTATGTATTTCTTTATTCTAGTTTTCATGTTTGGCCAAGTGATCTTAAAAAAGATGACGCCGAATATGATGGATGGGAATTAAGAGTTTATGAAATTCAATGTAAAAATACAGAAATAAAATATTTTTTGATTTCATATTTTGAAATACAAGAATTTAGTGATATTTGTCACTGTGTTTGTATTCCATTCAACGCCATTAACTTAATTAAATTCTATAAAGATGTATTCGGGGACTTATCTTATAAATTTATGAATAATTAATGGGAGAATGTAAGAAATGGTGTGTTGTGTTTGGTGTGTTTGTTTGGCAGCGGTTCTTATAGTATTTATTTGGAAATTGTAGTAGGAGTAATTAATGTCAGGTGAATGTGATAAGTGTAAGTATTATAAATATCAAATTTTTATGGGGTTTGATTTTTATCCTCTAGGTGGTTGGGAAGATTTTTATGGAAACTTTGAATCAATAGAAAAATGTATTGAGGAAATTAAATCACAAGAAGTTGATATGGATAAATGGGCACATGTGGTATGTGATGGTAAAATAGTTTTAAAAGCTACTACAATTTCCAAAGATTATCATAATTACGAATGGGAAATCTATTTTCCCCTGTCAATCTAGGGTACTCCCCACGAAGTTCAGATTAAAATAATTTGTGTGTACTAATAGGGTGTTTCTATTTAGATTGACAAAATTGTATATAAAGTTTAAGCTTTGTTTAACAAAAATAGGTTTAAATATGAATAGTAAAATAAGTTTTTTAAAGAATCATGCAGATACATTAGCAATTATAGGTGTAAATATTGCGATTGCAGCTATATTGCTTTCAATATGCATATCTAACATGTCCAATATATCAGCATTAAATTCAAGAATGGATGCTAATATTTCTGCATCAAATGCAAGAATAGATACATTGCATGTTATGTTTTATGACTTGTTAAAAGAAGGTAGAAAGTAACGTGACTGGTAAAAGAATTGGTTATATTAGAGTAAGCACAGAAGATCAAAATCCAGACAGACAATTATCGGATATGGAATTAGATAAGAAGTTTATTGATTATGCTTCTGGGATTCATACTAAGCGTCCACAATTACAATCAATGTTAGAATACGTAAGAGAGGATGATGTTGTATTTGTGCATTCCCTAGACAGGTTAGCCAGGAATTTGTCTGATCTTAAAGAATTGGTGGATAATTTTGTAAAAAATGGGGTACAAATACACTTCATAAAAGAAAATCTACATTTTACAGGTAAATCAGACCCTATGTCTAATCTTCTGTTTTGTGTGTTTGGTGCAGTAGCTGAGTTTGAACACTCTCTCATAAAAGAGAGACAGGCAGAGGGTATAGCTAAAGCGCAAAGAGAGGGTAAGTATTTGGGTCGTAAAAAAGTTATGACACAGACAAAAATAGAAGAACTAAAAAAATTGATGCAATTAGGTGTATCAATCAGTAGAATAGCTAGGAAGCTAGAGGTGTCACGTCTTAGCATTTACAAAGAATTAAAAACATTGGGGTTAAAGTGAATCAGTTATACATATTACATGAACTACCAAAACATATTTCTTGTATTACACATGGAATGATAAGTAGAGAAGAAGAAGTAACTTTTATGACAAGTATCGGAATTGATACAGTTAAAGAAGATATATTTTTAACAAACAACATAAAAGAAGCATCATTAACACATTTTCAATGTGTAGAAATTTTAGAAAAGTTATTAAAAATACACCCTCTCTATCCTGCAGAAGAAATTATAGACAGATTTAAATTTTCTTTTCAGGTAGCGGAAGCAATTAAACTTATGGGTGAAAATGACGTGTGAGTGTTGTTTGGATTACGATGTATTTAGTTATATGCATATAGGATTCTGTTCTTTTCTTTTAATATTTCTTGTAATTGTGATTATCAATGAATTTTATTACATGAAAAAAGTGGGTAGGATAGAGAAAGATCTTGATGAATTAACCAAACATTACTGGGGATTAGATTACGATAATAAAAAGGAGAAAAAGTGAAAAAAATACTAATGTTTTTATTGGTTGTTTCAGCGTGTTTTGCTAATTATGATGATAACATTAAAAAGGCAGAAGAAAGATACGAAAAACAAAGCTTTTGTGAGGCTGAAGAATATATTACACAGGCTTTGAAAGAAAAAGAAACAGCTTCCAATTATTATTTTAGGGCTAAATGTTATTTGGGAAGCATGAAGTTAAATTTGGCAATTGAAGATCTAGATAAATGTATTGAGTTAGATAATAATGGTGACCATGTTCCGTTAGAAGAAATTTACGCACTAAAATACAACTGCATGTCATTTTTAAGAAGACCAAAAGAAGAACTTGATTCAGTGAAAAAAGTTTGGTTCAACTTGCCAAATGTTCCAAAAATGATTCAAACAGATGAAGGATTATTAATTTCCAACATACAAAACGAATCTCAAAGAAACTTGTTTAAATTTTTACATAAATCAGAAAAAAATGATCTTATAGATTTGCCAAATGGAGATTTATTGATAAAAAAAAAGTGTAACTGTGGAGGGGATTGCTGTGCAAAATCCTTCACAAAAGATTATTGGAGTGGATGCGTGGGCAGTTGTCATTGGGCATTTGCAGGATTAGAATTTGCATTGATAGTGGCTGCATCAAAATTCCCAGACAAGGCTTCAATTATAGCAATGATTGTATTTGCTACAAAACATTTAGAGGGAATGTGCATAGATTGTTGTGAGGGTGCTGATTTTAAAAAAGATTGCGTGCAGCCAATAAAGGATCAGCTAAACAGATTGAACGATGCATTATCAGAAATAATGTGGGGTGATCCTAAAAAAACAGATAAAGAGTACGAGAATCTAGAAGAATTTTTAAAAGATATAGCATAAAAAAGGAAAAAAATGAAAAAAATGATTTTATGCATGTTGGCATTAGCGTCAACTGTTTTTTGTACAGAAAAAATGTATATAAATGAAGAAGATATAACAATGAAAATGAATGAAATTTTTATTGAAACAGGTCACAATCATCTTATGAAAGTTAAAAACATTCACACAAACAAAAAGGGGATATACGTTTTAGAAAATGAAGTGGAATGCAATGAGAAGGGTTGGGTCAAGCATTGGAAGTGTCCATATTGCCATAATATTTATCCAGAAGGCCAGTCTTGCAACAACTCAGCTTGCCCTTCAAGGTATTAAATGATTAAAAACTTTGTTAGATGGATAAGACTAAAGTTTGTTGCTTCAGGTGAAGCTGGTGAAATTTTAGTAAGCAAAGGTAACAAATGGGAATGGATAGATGCTAATCACCCAAGAAACAACTCGGGCGTGATAATAAACAACACACGTCCATTTTAAAAAAAAACGGAGAAGTAATATGAAAAAGATGATGATGCTATTAGCTATTTTGTGCGCTTATACATGCGTACACGCAAACAAGCATGAATGCTGCGTTACAATGAGCCCGGACGGGGAAACATACACTGTTGATAAATCTGGCTGTGTGGCTCCGTAGTATGATTTAGAACATATGGAGGATATGAACGATATGGTCGTAGATATGGTGTAGATCATATTGTTGACATCAACGAAATGGTCGTAGATATACCTAGCGCTATGTGTCTAAAAAAGATAGATAGCGCTAACTTGATGTGTTTAATTAGTTGACATATACGGTTTTTATGTTGATTTTTCTACTTTTTTTCAACAGATTCAGGCGTTAAATCTACATCTATACCAGTCTCTACCTTAATCACTTCTTCTACGGCTTCTTCAATTACATTATCATCCTTTAAACCTAATCTGTGATTGATATAATGGCAGCTACAGCACAACATACATGTGAAAATCAGTATTGTTAACCACATATTTACCTCCTGTTTTTTTGTAATGTTAACATAATTTATTGAAATTTTACTTGTGTAGGTGTATATATTATTTTAAAAAACATATAGTCGCATGGCAAGACCTGAAAAAGAAATAAACTGGGAATATGTACATAAATTAATTGAGGCTGGTTGTAATGGTATAGAAATAGCAGCTAAATTAAGAATCCAAAGTCAAACATTTTATGGTAGATTCGAAAGACATCATAAAAAGAGTTTCCAGAATTATCACACTGATATAGCAGAGGGTGGCAAGGGAGATATTAAAGCTATGTTACATGCAAAAGCCATGAACAATGGTGCTCCGGGTAATATTACAGCTCTCATATTTTTAGCTAGATGCAGGTTAGGTATGAAAGAGCCAGAAATAGCAGCCCTTACAGCACCTCTACAAGACACAATCAATTTACAACATGAAAACATGATGTTGAAATATGAAAATGAAAAATTAAAAGAAACAATCTTACAAGGCACTCAAAATGATAGATAAGGAAAAATTCTTGCACTACTTGAATACAATAATACGTGAAACCAAATTCACAAGTGACACTAAACATAAAGAAAGATGGGACGGCAACTCTATTTCATTTCATAGANGTGGGTGGGACAAAGACANTTATCTAAAAATTACCATTAATTTTGAAGAAAAGGTTAAAAACGATGATTGATAAAGAAAAATTTTTAGAGATATTGAAGACCGTGATTAAAGAAATCAGTGAAGACGAAAGTCCATTTAAAGATCTCTGGGTAAACGATTCTTTGAGATTTGCTAGATTTGATACTATAAATAATGATTCATTTAAAACATACATATCTATAGAAAAAATATAAGATGCCAACAAGCGCGAAGCAGGATAAATCATTCTGTGAAGCTACTCACAGGTTCAACATTTGGGTTGGGGCTGTAAGGTCAGGAAAAACTTTCTCTAGTATTGAACGATTTATATTTGATTTAAAAAATGGGCCTCCCGGTGATGCCATGATTATTGGCGTTAACCGTTCAACTATTCACAGAAACGTACTTACCCATTTATATAAACGACTCGGATTCCCTTGCCCTTCTCCCATGTGTAATAAGACACAACTTTATGGGCGTGATGTGTATTTTGTAGGTGCTCCTGATGTGTCAGCGGTAACTACTATTCAAGGAAGCACTCTCGCTTTGGCTTACGTCGATGAAGCGGTGTGTGTACCTGAAGCTTTTTGGAAGATGCTAGAGACGCGTTTAAGTGTACCAGGGGCTAAGTTATTGGCTACAGCGAATCCGGGCGCTCCAAGTCATTGGTTGAAGAAGCAATATATAGATAAGGCAGATATACATGATTTAATTCATTGGGACTTTCATTTAGATGATAACCCTGTGTTAGATGAAGCTTATAAAAATGCCATAAAGTCTTCATTTACGGGTGTTTGGAGAAAACGCTTTATAGAAGGGTTGTGGTGTCAAGCCACAGGTGCTATATATCCTGATTTTGATAACGATAATATCTATACCCATCCACAGTCTAATCCAAATTATTATTTGGTAGGTATAGATTACGGGACTACAAATGCCACGGCAGCGGTTCTTGGAGCCGTTTCTCCTCATTCATGGCCACAATTAAGAATAGAGGCAGAATATTATTATGATTCAGCCATTACAGGTAGACCAAAAACAGATGCAGAACTTGTTAAAGATATTAAAGAGTTTGTGGGATATAAGAATGTGCAAGCCATTTATGTTGACCCAGCAGCAGCAAGCTTTAAAATAGCCCTTAGACAAGCTGATTTACCCGTAATAGATGCTAACAATGATGTGTTATTAGGTATAAAAACGTGCAATAAGTTTATAGCTGGTAAAAATATAGTAGTCCAAGCGGCATGTAAGAATTTGATAGAGCAGTTGCAGAGTTATGCGTGGTGTCCAAAGGCAAGTGAGAGAGGTGAGGATAAACCTATCAAACATCAAGACCATTGCAACGACGCATTAAGATATAGTCTAACACCATTTATGAAGACGGGAGAGTTTAGTAACCCAGATGATTATATGTCTTATGATCAACTTAGGAGACATGTGTTTCAAGATAATGATATGTATTCACAATTTAATAGTCAAATTCAAGTTTTCTGATATTTGTTTAATGAAATCAATGTTGATGATATAATTCTAACATTGGATACATTAAGGTATATAAATGGAATATCAAACACATTTTGGACGTAAATTTTATTTAGATAAAGATAAAGGATATTGGATTTCATGTGATTATTCTAAAGAAAACCCCAGAATAAGAGCTCATAGGTGGGTTTGGATAAATTATCATGGTAAAATACCAAAAGGATATCATGTACACCATAAAAATGAAGATAAATCAGATAACCGAATAGAAAATTTGGAATTAATTGAAAGATCTAGGCATTTGTCACATCATATGCAAGACACAGAAAGGAAAAAGAAATCAGCAGAGCATTGCGAAAAAATACGTCCACTTACTAAAGAATGGCATAGAAGTGAAGAAGGTAGAGCTTGGCATAGACTACATGCTTTAAAAAATAATTTCGGCAATGGTGAGTTATTTGATTACATTTGCCAACAATGCTCTAAGCTTTATAAATCAAAATTAAAAGGAAAAGACCAAACTAGATTCTGCTCTAACAACTGTAAATCACAATGGAGAAGAAATGCTAAACTTGATTACATTGATAAAGTGTGTCCTGTATGTAAAGAAACATATAACACTAATAGATATTCCAGATCTCAAACATGCAGTAGGAAGTGTGGTAGATTATTAATTAAATTGGACAGCCAGCAGGCCAGAGAGTAGAAGATAAAATAAAATGGGATAAAGAATTTTTAGAAGAATATGGTTATACTTTACAATTTAACAGTCAGATACAGGGGTTTTGATGGAAAGATATCAAAAAATTATTTTTATGTCTAAAGATAAAGAAGAAGAGTATAATAATTTAGATGATAAACACAAAAAATTTATAGATGATTTAATGGACTCTCATTTGGATAAAATTGAAAATGATATTTTAAAAGAACTCATGGAAAAACACAAACTTATTTAAATAAATAATATACCCAAATAACCGCCTATGTGATATAAAAATATTTACTTCACACAGGCATCTTAATGGGCTCATATGAATCCGGAAATTACAACACATCCATGAGTGGCTTTGTCGACCCATCAGACAGAGACAACAAGAATGTTAAACAAATGATGGATACATTCTACGTACAAAATTATCCGATCAATTCTACATATTGGTTACGTGGAGCAATTGCAAAGCGTTTTAAAGTAGGTGACCAGCAACTACAGTCACAGTTCTATGGTAGTAACTACCAGAATGCACAGAAATTCTTCTTTAACTTGATTCGCCGTCACGTTAATATGATATGTGGGTTTCAGCGTAAAAACCGGAAATCCACTATCACTATGCCTGTTGGAGAACAAGATGATCCTGTTGCTGATGACTATAATAAGGTTTTTCGTTGGTGTGATGATAGAGATGGCTTTCAAGAATACCTATCACAAGCTTTTGAAGGAGCAGTTGATACTGGAGAAACTTTATTGCATCTTTATCCAGATTATACTTACGATCCTATTTCTGGTGATTTATTCACGGATTCTGTCTCTTACAACAACTACCTAATTGATTCCTACACACGCAAGCAAGACTTATCAGATTGTAATGGAATATGGCGTAGACGGTGGGTATCTAAAGAGATGGCTAAAACGCTTATTCCAGGGTATGCAAAAGAAATTGATAAGATGAAGACAGGGGGCATGAAAGATGGCCGCTTTCCTCTTCAAGCAGAGCTACAGAATGTAGCTATCAGTAACTTATTTACGTATGACGAATTCTATTACCGCACCTCACGACCAGGAAAGATTATCTTAGACCCCATGACAGGTGAGGCTACGGAATGGAATGAGGATGAGACTGAAGATGATGATATGCTTGATCAAGTGATGAGGCAGCAACCATGGTTAAAGGTACATAAGGTAGAGATACCCACAGTTAATCTGGTAATTAATTTAGGTGGACAAACAGTATATCACGGTAAAAATTTATTAGGTATTGATGATTACCCATTTGTGCCTTGTCAAACATATGTAGATCAAGATGTGGTGTCATATGCTTGGCGTAAGCAAGGGGTAGTCTCTGGACTAGTCGATGCGCAATGGCTTTATAACATGCGAAAAGTTATCGAATTACAGCTTCTACAGTCATCTCTTAACGCGGGTTGGATATATCCAGTTGATGTTGTAACAGATACAAAAGCATTTAGACAGACAAGTGGTGGTGATGGTTTCTTAATTCCATTAAAGGCTGGTCACTTACCAAATGAGATACAAAGGATAGAACCGGTGTCTATTCCTCAATCGTTACTTGAATTATCAAACAGTTTGGCAGAAGATATAACAAAAATATCAGGTGTTAATGAAGAACTTTTGGGCTCCGCAACGGATGACAAATCTGGAATACTCTCAATGCTTAGGCAAGGGGCAGGGCTTACAACATTGCAAACTATATTTGATAAGCTGGACTACTCCCAAAGATTATATGGAAAAATCAGGCTTCAGGCGATTCGCAAGAACTTCAGTAAAGGTAAAATCCGCAACATAATTGGTCATGACGCTGATCCGCGCTTCTTTACTTCTCATGCCCAAAAATATGCCGTGGCGGTGGAAGAGGGTAACTATTCCACTACGCAACGTCAGACAGAACTCCAGCAACTCCTACACTTTAAAGAACTCGGAATGGCTATCGCAGATAAGTCTATTATCAGGGCTGCTTTCATTACCAATAAACGACAAGTTATTCAAGATATGGAAGAGCAGCAACAAGGTCAAATGCAACAAGCGCAACAGCAAGCACAACAACAAGAAAAAATGGATAACGCCAAAATAATGGACTTGTTTGCTAAATCAAAATTGAATATGGCTAAGATAGCAGAGTCACAGGCTAAGGTTG